GGTATGAGGTATGAGGTATGAGGTACTTAGTATTTATAGTATACTAATCCAGGATGTGCTTTACCATCTGGGGTTATTGTGAGAACTTGTTTACGAGGTACTTTCCTTGACACAACAGCAAAGGAGATATGTACCCAGCTAGGTTCAAGTATGAGCTGGTCAAATCTAATTAGGTCTGCATTCCTTGCTATCACCTGACAGATCTTGAGAGGTGAGCCAAAGCTAAAGCAGTTAAAATCAATAGCTTCACCTTTACGATGCTGTGAAGACTCCTTGCCTCCCACTGCTAGATTTAGTGCATAACCTCGAAGCCAGCTGGATATAGAGATAGCCTTATTACCTAATAGTGCTCGTACTCGTTCCATACCTATTGCTGCTTTCCTCATCACTTCTAGTTCAGCAGGTGTAGGCTGATTAGTGATACCAAGCCTGAGAGCTGTCTTAGAGAATGTAGCCTCCTCAAGAGTGAAGTGCGTGGAAAGGAAGTGATGATCCTGTGATGGAGGCACTGAAGGTGTGGTCATGGTTTCCAAAGGTTTCCAGAGTGAGGGTGTTAAGACGCTACTCTATCCAGCCAAGTACGCTCTGGATTGAAGTACATAAGAATTGTGCTAAGACTTGCAGTATTGACAGCATAAGCATGAAGAAATACTCCGCAGGTGGCAAAGTCTCTCCCATTTGCAACTGTGCCAGGCTCAGCAGTAAAGTAATTACCGCCTAGAAGATTTTCGTAGTTTCCCCTAGCAAAAATCCTGCTGTGATATGCAGCCATGTTTGCAGAAGTTAAATTGATTACGTAAGCAAATGCTATTCCTTTGAGTATAAACTCTCCGATTGCGCCTGCTGCTACAGTTGCAGGAGCTATAGCATCAGCTCTAGTAAACACATCAGTGGGATAGACAGTATTAAAGGCTTTAAGCTCTCCTCCAGAAAACTCTAGTCTGCAAGGCCCATACTTAGTTATCAACTCTCCGGCGCGTGCAGTAACTACTGTCATCTCCTGCAAGTGCGTATTGACAGGCACACCGCTGTAGTCAGAAGTGCCTGGATTATTAACTGCATCCACAAGTGATGCCATCTCCCCTAAGCCTCTATGCAGGCGCCCGAGCTCAGCCCATATCTTAGGATCAATCCTAGCATTAGGTGCGCTATCAAGTGCACGAGCTACAGCTTCAGCAGCACTGGTATTTAATAGAGGCATAGTGTGTCAGAATCTCTGAGGATCAAAGAATAAACTAAACGGAGAGAATGCTTGGCCTACAAACTTACCTCCAGTAGCTGTAGTAATAGCACCAGCTACTGCATTATCCACATAGTACCTTGAACCTGTAACCAACCCTCCAGCTGGGTAGTACACAAGTCCTGCCATAATGAATGGTGCAGGTGTACCTGCTGCTACAGCATTCTCAGTGAACCCATCAGCAAAAGGTTTAGCTGATGAAGTGAGTACAGGAATGCCTTGGTCAAACATTACAGTACTTCCTGCAGGGATGGCTACAGAGGGCTGTCTCCACATCACTGCATAGTTCTGTAGTTTTATTTGGGAGCCAGGAGTGCCTGCTAATCCAGGGTGTACTCCTGAGTCCATAGAATCAGCAAGAGCTTTAGCTGCTAGAAATACTTTATTAAGCTCAGCCCACACTGCTGGGTCAAGAGAGTCATCAGGTACCTCATTAAGTCCTAGATTAAGTGCGTAAGATTGTACAGCCATGGCTAGTTCTCCTTACCTTCTACCATGTACATTGAAATTAAGAATCATTGTATTCAGTCTAAATGAGCCAGTTAGATACAAAGAGTGATTCACTCCTACTTCTCTGCAATTATATTTCCTATAAAATCCAGCTGACTCTGCAACAGTAAGGTTATAGGCGGTTGTGTTGCGCCCATCAAGTGAAGCCAGTAGTTTAACTGCAAAGGTGTCACCTGCTTCAATATTCTCGAATTCAATTGAGTCCATCTGAAGGAGTCGTGAACGCTGTAGTTGGTACTTGCCAAGCAGAGCTACTGCATCAGTTGCTTCAGTCTCTGAGTCATAATCTACAGTGACTACCTCTCCAGTGCTCTTAACGAATCCGATACTGTTCTTAGCAATATCTGCTGTCTCTTCACCCAGAATCAAATCAACTACATCCACATGAGACATCTTAAACTTACCAAATCTCTTTAGCTGTGTGTCAATGTAAATCGCATGAGTGAATGAAGTCTTACCATATGAAATAATAAGGTATCTGTTAGCTACTATCTTGATAGCTTTAACCATAGCTGTGGCCAGAGTCTCTTTAACAAACACTCCAGTAGCTGTGTCACAGTCCTCGAATTCAGAACCAGAAATGAAATCTGTAATTTCAGGCAATACCATCTGTGCTTTCTGCACATCACACAGCTGCAAGCCAGAAGTTGTGTATGCGTATTGTTGACCTGACAGTGAGTCATAGTCAGCATGAGCTGCAAGCTTTAATCCACCTGAAGAAGGTAATGCCCTAAAAATAAACGGGTACTGACTGTTACCTGTATAATTCGCTGAGAGCACGTTACCAGTGGTGTATCCAAGTATCCCAATATTAGCTGCTGCACATACAACTAGAGCTCCAGCTGCACCTTCTGCTGAACCACTTCCAGCACCAGTACTAAGAGATGGCACAAAGTCTATAGGGTTAGCAATGGCGCTCCAAGCAATGGTATCAGCTGTCCATACAATAAGGTACCCACTCAGGGAAGTCACACCAAGGACAGCAGCTGCATTAAGTCCACCTAATGTAACTGATACCAAAGTGTTAGTACCAAAGTCATACTTATAACATCCCACATTAGCTACATAGATGTAAGTTACACCTTGTACGTATGCGCGCGTGACAAGCTTACCAGCCCCTGCTGGAAGTGAGAGCTTCAGTGTCCATGCACTGTAGGGAGTAAGAGAGATGTAGAAATCTCCTGAAGCTGTGTAGCCTAGATAAGCCTTACGATCCAGAGAGTCACGAAGAGCCAGCACAGCTACGAAGTCAGTGACTGCTGCCACAGCTGCAATCAGGGAGTGAAATCCTACAGACTGGAAACCGTGCTGAGTAGGCACTACGTTGTGACAATAATACATCTGGGGTATCCCAGCATTGGAAGTCTTATCTGGATTAGATGCATCAGTTGCTTTAGATGCGTTTTGATCATACTGTGGGATAATAACAGTACGCCCAAAGTTCTCAGAGAGAAGTGGGAAGTTAGCTGCCAGTAAGTTAGCGCGATACTGTTGTTGTGCCATCAGTGTGTCCTTAGGATTCCTGTCTACGATCAGTTCGATCAGCTTTGTTATGCACTAATGTGTGAATATCATCAAGCTTTCTAAACACAGCATCTAGCTTTTTATCAAACTCAGGGCGAGTAATATAATTACCAGCTACTAGAACTTTTATTTCACCAAGTTCTTCAGTAAGATGTCTATCAGTGGCTTGTAAGTCTTTCATAGTGTCGTATACAATCCTAATAAACCAACCAGAGATAACGAGAAGTGCGCCAAATACCATATTAAGAATGGTTTGCATATCTACTGAACCCTCCATACTAATAGCCTTCCGCGTTTAAGTTAAAGTTCCTGACTTGCATCGCAGTCTCAGCAGCTAACTGTTTATATGTAGAAGCTTGTTCATCAAATCCAATCATCTTAAATACAGTAGCAGTAGCTTCACTGATAACAGCAAATGGATGGTTAGTTCCAATCCAAGAGTCATACGTGTCAGGCAGAGTAATTGGATTTTTATAATATCCAATTAGTACAGTCTCTACTTTGGTATCTGATCTGATCTGAATAACTGCTCCTGCCACGTAAGCTACATTCTCTTTACTGATTCCATAGCTGTCAAGGATGTCAGTAGGTTGAATGATTGTGAGTTTATTAGTTGGTGCTCCACTCTCATATTTACGAAGATAGGAGAGCGCCCGGAACTGTGGAAACAGTGTTGCATACGCCAGTGTTTGGTAGTAATCTGCTACACTAAAGTTAACTTTAGACTCAGACAGGTCTCTAGGAAAGAAATCCATCTGGTGTAACTTTAGTGTAGCAGCCCTCACAGCAACAGAAGTTTCTGCTACAAGATCTGATCGCTTAGTGATTGTGTAGACATCATTTATGAGTGATGTGAAGGCTGCGTTAGGCATGGTGAGATGTCCGTAGTTTGTGAAGAAGTGAAGGTGCTATTATGACTTAGCAGGAGTTACTGCACCTGCTTTGATACCAGAAGTGTTAACTTGAGGAGCAGGAGATACAGCAGCCGGAGCCTCCACAGCCTTATCCTCAGAAGAAGTTGCTGGCACAACAGTGGCTGCACCGTTAGATGCTATAGAAGTAACCAGGTCTTTTGAAGTGCCTGCACCGAGATCACTCTGAACGGAGATTGAATTCTGAGCTGAAGCAGCTGCCACAGTTGCCAGATACTCTTCAACAGCTTCACGCTTCAGTTTGGCCATGCGACCTTCAACAGTCAGCTCTTCAGTATTAACTTCAACTTCGTTCGGATCAATGTAGACATACTGATCACCTGCATCAACACATGATTGCAGATACTCAATATCCTTTTCAATTTGGGTAATGTGACTGCCATTAACAAACGTAATCTGCCGACCTTCAGGCGTGAATACTTTGCAGTTGGGCACATAGTTCTTAAATACTTTAGCAATGTTGCCAGTGGTTGTAGACATGGTAAGAGTTTCCTTAATTTAAATGTGATGGGAGGGTAAAAAAGAGAGTGTCAGTATATTGAAGGTGCTTACTGACACTCTCAGGGGGAGATACTAACCTTACACTTTACGCAGCAGCTGCGGTCAGGCCGTAGATCACAGCGTTAGCAGGAGCGTTCTTGATCATAGTAGTAAGTTCCGTGGTCAAGGTACCGCCAACTGCATCAATACCGCTGTCAGTAGCATTACCATCAGTGTTGAACTCTTTGGATTGAGTCTTACGATCACCTAAGTAAGCGAGTTTGAACGTGGACAGGTCAACAGCAACTGCCATCTTAGACCAAGTAGTATTGGTATTGAACAGAGGATGTTCAACAATACGGAACGTACCGCGGCTGGTCTTAAACGTGCTGAATTGCAGGCCATATTCAGTCTGACCATCAACGATCTGATACTGACCAGACAAGCGACCGATACCGTTAAGCACTTTACGAGCAGTGCCGCCAACGAACAACGTACGCTCGTTAGCAATCTTTGGATCAGTATTCTGGTTGAACACAGGATCAAGTGCATTTTCCAGCTGAGAGAAGTTAGTAGTTGCGCCAGCAGTAGTCACGTTAACAACACCTGCATAGATGGAGCTGTAATAAGCAGTGTTGTTAATTGCGGCTACCAAACCTTCCATGGTGCGGAAGGGACGACCGTTACGCGTACTGGTAGACTTCTGACCGAAGAAGATAGCTTTCTCGATATCAGCTGCGTGGAAGCCAGCACAATCTTGACGGCTTTCAGCAATGTTAGTCTCACCAGCAATTACTTGCACAGCACGAGCAGTATCAGTCAGTGCCCAAGTGTTACGGAAAATCTGGGTAAGGTTAGTGATACGAACAGGAGTGTTGTTCAGTGCTTGAGGACGCGTAGAGCCTTCTTCGAAAGCAGTACCAACTTGATACAGCACAGCACCAGCAGCAATGTCCGCAGCAGCAACAGTGCCAACAGCACGAGTTACAACAATCGTAGTAGCATTGGTAACAGAGTCAATGATAACGTTCTCACGAGTGGTAGACACTTGCAAGATCATACCAGGAATCATCTGGCTGGAGTTGACAACGGTAAGAGTGGTAGCAGCTGCCAGAGCAATTGCACCACCATTGGTTACTTCAGGGAACAGCATAGTTTTGCTGAAGAAGCCGTGCTCAACAGCCATTGCAGTCTCATCACCCAGCATAGAAGTCATGCCGAACAGAGGTGCAGAGCCGTTAGGCATCAAGCGAGTGATCATACCAGCAAATGACTTCTTGGCAAGATCAGTAGTCAGTTGCGAGGTGTCAAAGTTACCAGCGAATACGTGCATGTTGTATTACTCCTAAGAAATGAAATGGTTGTGGATGTTACGGAACTAAAAAGGTACTCCAATCAACTTCACCGGGCGCAGGCTTAGCAGCTTCAGGAGCTTTAGTAGGTTTAACTACTTCTGCAAAGTTGCTGAGATAGTCTGTTGCCATAGTTTTAAGTTGACTTGCTGTTGCATCAGGATGTTTCACTGCAAGCTGGGCTTGAATAGCTTGAATGATAGGTGCAGCAGCTGGATTAGATAGCGCAGGATTCTCAGTATGCAGAGAGTCTGCGGCAGTGTGGCGCTTAACTAAGCTTGGAAGTTCCGCTAAGTTACGTGCGTTAGTTTTATTGATGGCTTGCTCAATAAGTTTAGTAGCAGCGATGGTAGATTGTGCGAAAGCAGCTTGGGTTGCAGCGTTAATAGCTTGGGAGAAAGCTGCTTGAGCACCCTCACCTCCAGCAACAATAGCAGCATGCATTTCAGGAGTAATAGCGCTAGCAAAGTTAGCTTTACCTGCGGCTTCAAATACCTTCTGAGGATCAAGTCCACCAAATAGTGATTGGTCTGTTGGTTCACCAGATTTAACATCAGTTTCCCATAGCGTAGTAAAATCGTCAAGTGGGGCTTTAATTGCAGCAGGCTCAGTACCAGCGGTGGGATCAGCAGCAGGAGTTGCTGGAGCTGTAGGTGCTGGGGCTGGGGCTGGTGTGGATTTGAAGATGTCAAGAATGCTCATGGTATTACTCCTAGAAGATAGTGTGGTTTAGGTTGTGGTACTTAGGTAGTGCTTGGTTACTCAGAAGGTATCAAAGCTGATACATAATCTGAGTACTGTCTGAGTAATGATTCGAGTGTGAGAATTGTTCCTTGTAATTCAGCCTCCCTTTGTATAAATGGATATGGATGTTCTGGATCAAACGTAAGTCGTATCTTCTCTTCAGCAGCAGTAGCAATTAAGTTCTGTATATACATCCGCTGAGATTCTGTGAATTGTATACCTGAGAGCTCTTCAGCTTCAGATAAATCATAACGAGTAAATAATGTTACAAGCTTTTTAGGGAGTTCTTCAGTAGCCATGGGAGTGCCTCAGTAGTTATGGGATTAGAATTATGTGGGAGTCATGTGGGAGTTAGTGCTGATGCTGATGCTGATGCTGCAGGTGAACCTTGTTGCTGAGGTGCTCCTTGGTTAGAAGGTGTGTAGTTATATTGCTCAGGTGTAGGCTGTGGAGGTAACTTCTCTGGATCAGCTCCTTCTTTAATTGCTTGCATCACTACTTGTTGCCATGAAGATACAGCTTGTTCATAGGTCTTCTGTTCCGCACTCTTCTCAAAGGATTTAAGTTCAGCTCCTTGAGTTTTCATTAAATAGCTGAACAGTGGTGCAATGTTGTATTCAGCTCCAATCTGTGGAGAAGTAGCGATTACTTGTAAGGCTTCTCTGAATGTGTCAGCTCCAATAAGCTTATCGGAAGGGAGTAATCCATCACTCATCTTGAATGCAAGTACTGCTTTACGTAGTTTGATTGGATCAACTTCAATCACTCTACCTTCTTCACGATTGTATATACTGGTGCCGCCTTGGTACTGGAGAATATTGAGCTTGATAATCTCTTTGAGTGGAGTAAAGAGTTGTGCTTCATACAACATTGATGTTGATTGATCGCGCCCGTTAGCATTGCCCATAACAGTGTCAAATTCAGACTTAGTCTTATTACCTTTAACAAACTGTCCTTGCCGTACTTGGTTCTGTCCAGATACCATGTTAGCCATAGCAACTACACTATTCGACTCCTGCATGATAGTGCCAGCTTGGTCATCCCTGAAAGGAATTGAGTAGTATGCGTTACTTACAGGTTTACCATATGCACTTGGACGAGTTGGAATCTTAGCATTTACTGCCTCATTATTCATGTGCTTAGGATCAATCATGCTAGGATCATAAATTGCACGATCACTGATTGCGCGCCTACGAGCAGCGATGTTAGCATTCCACATAGCAGAAGCCAGTGCTTGCATTGGATACACGTTCTCAGCTAGCGACTTAGTTTGATGGCCTAAACCATCAGCATTAGGTTGCGAGAACAAAATTGGGATGCGACCATGAGCATTAGTTTGACGCTCTGCATATACAATTACAGAGTGATTAACAACGATCAGCTTCCAAATCTGTGGAGTGTTGTTTGAGGGTACACGGATATTGAAGTCAGAAGGAATGATACGAGCATACAAAGTAGAGACTTCATACATATCTTTGTAATCAATCTTCACATCTGCTTTAGATGCTGTCACCCAGCTCATCCAATCCATAGTACCTACAGCATGAGTCTTGTCATTTATGAAGGCATTAGGATTGATGATTGGAGTATAGTAATTGGTGCCATTACCTCCAGCTGAGGACTCAAATGCTTCCTTTACATTGGTGTTTGTAGGAAGAGTGTTTATAAATATCTTCAATGCTACACGAGAGTACAGTTCTGTGTACCCTGCGAACTCACCTTTAGTGGATACTTCTAGTGGATTAACACGAGTATCCCAGAATGTGTTATATAAGTTAAGGTTCTTGAGCTTGTTACCTTCCCAAATAGTTTCTTTAGGTTTAGCTTGTGTAGCAGAGAAGTTAAGATCAGTCTCAAGAGATGCAGTTACTTCACGGTCCCAGGATATCTCCATAGCTGCGAGGTTGTATTTAGCTCCATCACGAAAGTGGCTTTGAAACTCAGCTACCCAGCCTCCACGAATCTGCTCATCTTCAATTACAGAGTTCATCTGAACAGCTTCTTCCTGCGATTCAGGGGAAGCAATTACTCCAATGATTGGATGCCCAGTCAGAAAGACGCTAGATTGGTATACAACAGCACCTTCTACTTGTGGAAGTACTACAGGAACTGTAATGTTCTGAAACTTAGTTGGATCACCATAAGCGTTACTAAGTACAGCTCGCTGCTGGGCAGTTGTGTTATCAAGCTCTCGCATGTAAGCACGATCAGCGCGCTCAAATTGTTGCCGTAAGTTCCACAGTTTGGAAGAGAGTTGAATAGCTTGCGAGTGGAACTCAATCAATCCAGATTGAGAGCCTTTAGATAGAAGCATTGGAGTGTTAGGTACAGTGGCCATGAGATGAGGTAAGGGTTCCGGTTGTGTGGAGGTGGAGAGGGTGATGTAAGTGTTACTTAGTACAGATCAAAGGCTTTAAGAGCTTCTTCCTTGGTATCAAACTGGAAGTCTCTTACAGGTTTAGAGGCTCCAAGCTTACCATCGAATAGTGTAAGCTGGAATTTACCTGGCTCTTTAGCACTCTCAGTCAGTACCTTATCACCTAGCTCAGAGCTTCCACGTTTACCAAAGAACTCAGCACCTTCTTGAATACTTTTAGCTCCACCTTTGAGTACAGTATTTAGCACTAAACCTGCAGGAGTTGTTTGTAACATATCCATTGCAGTAGCTAGCATCCTGTTCTTGGAAGCCACGGAGATTTCAGCACCTCTAGTGCCTCTGTCTTTAGCTGAAGGATTCATAGCAGCATCAATGCGCGCCTGCATCTGTGGTGAGTTAAGATCAGATAATGATCTCTTAATAAGATTGAAAACATCTAATTGTGCCATGACTTGTCCTTAGAATGGAGATGAAGCTAGTTCATCAGTTAATGCAATGTTACTGTAATCTTCACACTCAATAGTTCCAAGGCTCATCACGTATTCACCATACATCTCAATTACCCGTGGAGCATAAGTAAGAAGGTCGAGGATACCATCAGTGTTATCTCGTTTAAGAGGGTTAAACTGAGATATCTGTAGGTGTGCAGCTGCTTTACATCTTGGGTGTACGTAGAACTCACCACTTGTGTAGGATTTGAACATAGTAAGGATACGGCTGTTCTTACTGAGTGATCCAGAGTACACTTCTACTGCTTCAATTCCTTGTATGCCAAGCTGGTTACAGATATGCTCAAACCAGAACTTAAGAGTGTACTGATATGCATTAGATTCAATGGCAACTACACGGCAGTTATGAGTTAGACAGTACTGAATTGCGATTCTAATGGTATCAGATGGAGATAATCTGTCCTCAGTTAGTTGCATCAGTACTGGCTTGGCATCTATTACTTCAAAGTATCCTATTGATACAGCATCAGCTCCAGGCTTATCAGTCGCTGGATCAATGATGATGAAATTACCTCCTGGTACCTCTCCATCTTCGTATGGATAAGTAGGTAAGAGTGAGAGATCAATAAGATTATTAGCTATTGCAGTGTCATCATTCAGTACTTCTGCATAGAAGATCTCTGGATGTCCCATTGCTAAGTCATTAGCAAACTCAGCTTTAAGTTGAGCAATTGGTTGTAGCTGTTCCCAGAGAGATTCACCGGTAGCTAGAATACCTCCAGTAATGAATTTGATCCAAGTAGGGTTTGTTTTAAGCTTCTTAAGGATGGAATATTTAGTTGGATACATGTTACCTACAAAGATAAATAGGCAGCCAGCAGGTGATTTAGCTTTCATAGCTGTACCTACCATCCAACGTAAGAGTGCATCTGACTGTGTTTCGGAGTCTGCACATTCACGAGTTTGGATATCTTCAAATATCATTACATCTGGGCGCTCGTTTTTCATGTTGAGGCCTCGAAGTGAGGTGCCAGCTCCAAGTCCTGCAAGGATGATGTTACGTCCTCTGTATCCAAACTTCTTAGTTGACTGTGTGTCCTTCTCTACTCCAACCTTCCAATAACCAAATACTTTACGAATATTAGGCTCCTCTAGCATATCCATTACGTCCGCAAGAATGTTCTCTGCGAGAGTAGCAGTACTAGAAATCACTAGAATAAACTTTTTATTGGTAAATAGGATGCAATATAGGATGTAGATTTTAATCAGTGTTGTCTTACCAAAGCCACGAGGTAAGCCAAGAGCTAGTTGTGAGAAGTCTCTGGTAAGTGTTGTGTAATGAAGTAACCACTTCCAGACTGATTGAAATACTAAGGGATATAGGAATTGAAATATAGCAGGCATAGCAAGAGATGCTAGGAAGTCAAGAGACTCCTTAGCTGTGGATTGAATCTCTTCAGTTGATGCAGTTATTTCATTGGAGAGCAGATCGTCAGAAGTACTCATAGCTGCTATAGTTGCTCAGTTCTGGTTACAATAGTAGTTACATCAACTTGTGAGGACATTTCTAGTTTGATGCTCATGCGAAGAAGTAATGCAGTTGCAGCAGCTTTGTTCTTATCGAGCTGAGTGCTGGGAATAGGAGTGGAAGTGGGAGTGGAAGTGGGAGCATTCTTAGATATCTTCAAACTTTCTAAGTGCTGGATCTCTGTATGATTCATTTGGAGTTACCTGTACCTGTGGAGATGTAAGAGCAAGTACACCAGCTGAAAGCTTAGCAGCTGAGGTTGCATCAACTTCTCGCTTATGAGTGTTTAGCAGTGTACCTGATTGCATTGTGGTTAGATCAGTATCCCCAACCTTAACTACTTGGTTATGGATATTGGTGGTTAGAGCTGAGTTAGTGAAGTTGTTAATTACAACTGATGGTAAGGTAATACTGACTACTTGTTGTGTTTGCAGGATAGTTTCAGGTGCTGATGCGCCGCGCCGTTTTTGCTGATTAATTACTTGCAAGCCTTTTAGTATCTCCATTGGCCTCATCATTAGAGGAATAGCTGCCTTGAACTTATCAGTCAGTATCTTCTCGATGGAATCATAGTCACTATCTTGTTCATTGTGTGCTTGTAAGTGTCCGAATCTCAGCTCAGTGACAGCAGCTTTGAAGGAGTCATCACTAAGAAGTTGAGAGATTCGTGATTCCGAGACTCCACATGCAGAAGCTACTATCTTAGCATCATAGCCTTTACCAAGCAACACTAATGCACGCTCCTCAGTTGTGGAAGCTACACCATGAGTTCCTCTAGCTGTATCCATCACTGTATCCACGGCTGTATCCATCTCTAATAATATTGTATTGTGCATGTTATCATGAGAGTTAAGTTAGATGGTACTGGGGTTTCTAAAAAATTTAGAGAAATTGAGGAGATGTTATAGGATAGGATAGCGGCCAACTTGTAAAAAGGGTCTAGGGGGTAGGGGTAAATAGGATAAGAAGGTATTAATATCTGATTGTATGGTATGGTGGGAATGGGAATGGGAATGGGAATGGTATGCAGTAGCATGAAGTGATGGTATGATGGTATGATGGTAT